AAAATTATTTAATAAATGATTTAGGATGGTCTGTTGATGGAGTAGATGGAATTATCGAATCATTGTTTGGTATACTTGCTAAGGGGAAGGGGAGTTTAGATAATCAAATTACATTAAATAAAAAATTGACTCATATTGAAAATCTATTAAAAAAATCTTATTCAACAGAAGTAATAAAATTAGCTAGGTCTAAAAACTTTTCTATTTCTATGAATAATATTCAGACATTAGCAAGATTATATTATGAATGGAATACTAAAGAATATAATACATTTAAAAATAAAATGTTAGTTATATTTAGTATAGGTAAGTCTGCATCAACACAGACTACTATAAATAAACTATTAACTAAAATATAAGAGGTCTATATGGCAATTGGCGTAAAAGTCAGAAATAACAATTTGAACGAAGCACTAAAAATTTTTAATAAAAAAGTGTACGATTCAGAATTAATGTTAGATTATAATGAGAAAAGTTTTTTCCAAAGTAAATCAGAAAAACGTAATATAATCAAATCTAAACATAGATATACAAAAAAAATACGAAAAAGATTAAAGAATTCAAAAATTTCTTTGATTATAAAATAAAAAAGCTATACTTAATATACAGATATTAAAAAATTAGTGTTACATCAAGCACATCTAAAAAATAACACTATAAATTTATAAAGGCACTTCTTATAAACTAACATAATTTAGTTTTTTATCCTTTTAATAATATTAATTTATATTAAAAAAAAACAAAAACCAATAAGGATAACAATATGAAAACAAACAATAAAAAACCAATCGATAGCTCTCTTTTAATTAAAAAAGCATTGGTTGAAGCACGTAGATTAAAAGCATCTGCGGAAGAAATGGTGAAAAAAGAGATTCTTGAATCTATTGCACCAACAGTTAAACAAGCATTAAACTCTCAACTTGCAGAAATGGACTCATTTGAGGATGAAGAAATGAATGAAAACGATGATGAAATCATTGAGGATGAAGATGGATTCGGTGACGAATTTGTTGAAGAAGCCGAAGGTGAAGAAGACGTAGAATTTGAAGATGAAGAAGTATCATCAGAAGAAAGCGTAGAAGACGTTGAAGACATTGAACTTCCTGAAGAATCAGAAGAAGAAGTTGTTGAAGAAGTTGAATCACCTGAAGGTGAAGATGATGATTTAAAATCATTTATGGAAGAATTAAAATCTTTGATGGGCGAAGCAGAAGAAGCTAGTTCAGAAGATGATGAAGAAGTTGAAGACGAAGAATCACTTACAGAAGGTGAAGACCTTAATGAAGCTGATTGTGGTGATGATGACGAAGAAAAACTTGACGAATCTGATAAAACAGGTGGAATCAAATTTGAAGCTCTAGTTAAGGAAAACAGAAAACTTAAAAGAGACTTAAATAAAGTATTTAGTATCATCTCAGAAACTTCAATGGACATGTCTCGTGCGAAAGCATATACATCATTAGTAAAATCTAGAAAACTTACTGAAACTCAGAAATTGAGAATCATGAAACAGTTAGATACTGCTAAAACTGAGAGAGATATCAAACGTATTAGTGAATCTATTTCCGCAGTTACGACATCGGTAAATACACCAAAGAAAAAAACTAATATTGCAGAAAATAAAAAAGTAGTTGGTAAATTTTCAAAACCTATCAGAACTAGTTTGAAAGAAAACCAAAGACCTGTCGTAGGTTATGACTTTGCAGACAACTTAGCTCGTCTTGCAGACATTAAATAATTTAACAATAACAAATAAATTTAAAAAATATGAATAAATTTCAATCATTCCTTAACGAAGCAGTCAAAAGACACGAACCTGCATCTAACAATGTCGTTGCAAAACGTCTTGTAGAAACATGGAAAAAAACCAAACTTTTAAATGGTTTGTCTGAAAAAGACGCTTCCGATTTAGCTATGTTGTTACAAAACCAAGCTAAACAATTATTAAAAGAAGCATCCCGTACTTCTACCGCTGCAGGTTCAGAAGAATGGCATGATATTGCTCTTCCTGTAGTACGTAAAGTATTCGTAGAGGGTAATGCTAAAAAATTGATTTACACACAATCGATTGACAAACCAACAGGTGTTGTATTCTTCTTGGATTTCCAAGTTAATGATAACAAACCATCCGCAGGAAGTATCTATAATGCTGATGAATCAGTTTATGGTACTACTAATGGCGCAAGTGACCCATCAGGTGGTTTCTACGGTGCAAATCGTTTCAGTTATTCTATGAATTATCAATCAATTCAAACAGCTATATCTTCTACAGGTTCATTATCAGGTGTTGATGGTTGGGCAGAAGTGGGTTATAGAGAATCATTATCAGCATCAGTTGCAGCAAGTACAATCTTCAAATTGACTGTTCCTACATCTGCATTATCAGACCCTGATAATTTAGCCCTTGCTTCTTTTGTATTTAACACAGGCTCACACGTTGATGCCGTATTACGTGATTATACAAAAATTTCAGGTGCAAATTATGTATTCTATTACACATCAGGTTCAGCAGGTACAGTTCCATCAGGTTCTACTGTAAATGTATCTTATACTAAACAACCTACTCCTGAAGATAGAGGTGATTTTGAATCAGGTCAAGCAGGTGTTAGTTTACCAACTGAATTGAATATTAAACTAACAAACACTACTGTAGTAGCGAAAACTCGTTGGTTAAAATCTCAAATGACTCCTGAATTAATCCAAGACTTAAAAGCATATCATACAATGGATGCTCAAAAAGAAGTGGTTAATATCATGTCTCAGTTCTTAACACAAGAAGAAGATTTGGAAATTCTAGAGATGTTATCTCAAGCAGCTCCAATCAAAAAATATTGGTCTGCACAAATTGGTAGATTCGTAAATGCAACAGATGGTACAACAGATACCGACCAAGCAACATTTACATTATCTCCATCAGATTGGTATCGTACTTTAGGTATTCGTATGAACGAAGTAGCGTATGAAATTCAAAAAAGAACTCTACGTGGACGTGCGAATTGGGCAGTTGTTTCTCCAAAAGTTGCAGCTTTAATCCAATCATTCGAAACTTTCCGTTCTAATGAATCACCTGAAAATACTTACACAGTAGGTTTACAAAGTGTTGGTTCTATTTCTAACCAATTTAAGGTTTACTCAAACCCATATTGGAAAGAAAATGAAATCCTTTTAGGTTTCAAAGGTAGTAGCTTCTTAGACTCAGGTGCAGCATATCTGAATTATATTCCATATATGATGACTCCACCTATTACATCTTTCCAAGATGCTTCTATTCACCAATTCATTCAAACTCGTAACGCTAAAGTTGTTACTCGTCCTGAATTCTATGCAAAAATCTTGGTTCAAGATTTAGCATCATTCGGTTAATAGTTAACTGAACTGAAAAAATTAAAGCCTATCATGCAAATGGTAGGCTTTTTTTTATTAAAAATTGATTATGAAATAAAAATACTATAATTAAAGACAAATTCAAAAAATTTTAACAAATTAAATATAAAAATAAATGGCAAAAACAAAAATAAAATCCCCTAATATTATCTTTACAGAAACAGATAAAAGTGCCATAACAGTTAATCCCGAAATCGCAGATTTTTGCATCATTGGTACAACACCATTTGGTCGTGCATTTACACCAACATTATTTTCATCTTATAATGATTATATTAAACAGTTTGGTGAAAGTGATATGAAAAAATTAGAAGAGTATGTAGGATTTACAGTTAATAACACACTTAGAGGTACTAATGCATCAGTAATGGTGATATCAGTAATGGGTACTGAAGATTATATAGTAGGAAAAGCAGTAGATATCATCGGTTCTAAAGGTGACTTCACAGGCTCAATTGCACAATTTTATCTAACATCACAAGGTATTGCTGATGGCATAAATGGATTTTCAGCAAGTGTTTCACCTACATACGGTGATATTAAATTAGAACTAAAATCAGGGTCAGTAGTAATAGAAACCCTTAATTATAGTTTATCACCAAGTACATATAATAATAATACGAGTTCAGTAACAGATTTATCACAAGCGATATCAGACTCTAACAGAGTATATCTAAAATATTATGCTCAACCAACAGAAAGTTTATCATCGGGTGCGACATTTTCTATAACTACATCATCCGCAGAAATAACGATGCCTAGTTATCAAGAAGGTTTATCACCGTGGGTTATTTCACAAACATATAATGGAACAAATCATAATCTTTTTAGATTCGAATCTATATCTCAAGGCGAACAAGTTAATAGACAATTTAAAATTTCTATTATTAATGTTGAATTACCATCTGAAAGAGCAGGGGTAGATATTACTCATGGTAAATTTGATGTAATTATTCGTAAATATGACGATGTTGATAGTAAGGTAGAAGCATTGGAAATATTTTCTAATGTAACATTAGACCCATCAGATACTAATTTTATTGGTAATCGAATTGGTACAGTTAAAGATACTTTTAATCAAACATCGGGGCAAATTGAATCAGATGGAGATTATAATAACAGAAGTAGTTATGTAAGAGTAATTTTAGGAAATATTGATGACCTTCCTAACGATGCAGTTCCTTTTGGATTTGATGGTTATGCGTTTGGGTTTAATGCTAATGATTCTTTTAATGACCTTTTAATACAAGCAGTTTTAACTGAAGGTACAGAGGATGATTACTATTCGGGTGTAAATTTTGATAGTAACAGTAAAACTTTAGAGTTTATTCATACAGAATTACCTAAATCTAATTCACAATTTTATACTACACAAGCAACACCATTTATATTATCAACATCTGATATAACATTAGTACCAAAAGATAATCGTAAATTTACATTCGGTATTTTTGGAGCAACTAATGGTATTAGTAAAAGTACAAAAAAATTGATTGGTGCAAATGCAACCCCATCTAATACTTTTGGGTTGGATTTCTCTACAATTACAGGTAATGGTTATCTTGGTTATAAAAAAGCATTAGATTTAATTTCCGATAAAGATAACGTTTTACTTAAAACTGTAGCTTTAGTAGGTTTAAATTTAACAGACCATGCGAATGTATATAACTATGCATTTACTGTGGCTAGTGAACGTGGTGATATTTTCATCCCTGCTGATGCAACTAAACCAATTGCAAATTCCACTACTGCATTATTAGCAATGGGCGCATCTATGGAAGGTGCATTTGATACTTCATTTGGTTGTGGGTTAACACCTTGGCAAAAAGTTAATAATGTATTAGTACCAATGGTATCAGTATTAGTACCAATGGTATCAGTATTTCTAAGAACATTAGCATTAAACGATGCAGTTTCAGCCCCTTGGTATTCACCATTAGGATTTGAACGTGGTATTGTAAGTGGTTTACCTTATACTAAATTCTCATTATCACAAAGAGATGATTTAGATGACTTACGTATTAATACAGTAGTCAAATTTGCAGGAGAACCAAATGCAGTTCTTTTAAACGATAGAACATTATTGAAACGTGAATCATCACTTTCATCTATAAATGTTAGACGTTTATTAAATGAAGCTAAAATTGAAATCAATTTCATCGCTAGAAAATATATTGGTAGACCGTTGACACCTTCTACAAGAAATGCTTTAGCAGGTGAAATCAGAAGTTATTTATCATTTATTCAAGCAAACAATGGTTTAGAAACCTTTGAAGCTATTTTTGATGAATCGATTAATACACCTGATATAGTAGACCAAGCAATCATACAAGGGGTTATTTATTTAGTTCCTATTCGTGCGGTTCGTGGTATTTCTATTGGATTCGTTATAGGTTCGTCAGGAACTTCATTCAGCGAAGGCTAAAAAACATTAAGGGAGTGGGTTTAAAAAATCCACTTTCCTTATATTTATAATATATAAGAAATTATTATCAACTTTAATATAAAACGAAATGTCATATATACAACCTGAAGGATTGATTAGAGGTACACACCAATTTCAATCTAAACATTCAAACCAATTCCTATTTTCCGTAGATGATGACCCTACGGTTAAATTATTATGTACTCAAGCATCAAGACCTTCCGTATCGTTTTCCGAAATTGCGATTCCTCACATCAATAAAACGAGATACGAAGCGGGAAGACCAACTTATGAACCTTTAAATATCTCTCTAATCGACTATATAGTTCCATCCACATCTCAGTATGTCTCAGCGTGGTTAGCGACTCAGGGGGAAATTTTCACAGGTAGAATGGGTTACTCTGCATTTTATAGAAGAAAATGTACGCTTGAATTATTAGACCCTGTTGGAGCAGTTATCGAGAAATGGGATTACTTAAACTGTTTCTTACTATCAGCCAACTTCGGTGAAGTGTCATGGGAAAACGAACAACCTATGCAAATACAATTATCAATTAGATTTGATGATGCAATTCAAAGATTCTAATCTTTAATTTTAATGCCAATAGTATAATGCTATTGGCTCTTTTTATTTTTAACACTTAGAGGCAAATATGCAACCAAAACAAACAACACCAATAGTAGACACAGAATCATATATCGAATTAGACCTACCATCAAAAGGTTTAGTATATCCAAAAGAAAATTTTTTAAGTTCAGGCAAAATAAAATTGCGTTACATGAAAGGTAAAGACGAAAATATCTTTGCTAATCCTGCTTATATTAAACAAGGTAATGTGATGGAAATGTTATTAAAACAATTATGTGCTGAACCAACATTTGAACCATTAGATTTAATCATGACTGATAAAATTTATTTGTTAATAGCAATTAGAATTATGTCGTTAGGAGCAGAGTTTGAGGTTAATAATTTTTCTTGTTCGAGTTGTGGTACTATCCATCCAAAAACTAATGTAGATTTATCAAATATTGATGATTCTAAACAAATTGAATTTCCATTAGTTGATAATTTAAATGAATATGAAATACAATTGCCACATTCCAAAGATAAAATTAAATTAAAAATTTTAGATGGTCACGGACAAATGGATTTAATAGCTAAACTTAAACGTACTAATAATAGCAAATTATTTTCATTATTAACATCTTCGTTAATAGTTGAACATCCTATTTCAAAGAGATATGTGTTTGGTGAAATTCTAGAATATATTGAAAACTTATCTCCACGAGATACACAATTTATTCGTAAAAAAATCGTAGAAATTTCGGGTATAACCGAACCTACAATTAAACATTCGTGTTCGACTTGTGGTGCAGAAAATGAAATATCCGTTGGTTTAGACGAATCATTTTTTTTTCAATAACAATTTAACAAAAGAGT